AACCGTGTCTTTAAGTTCCATTGTAGTTCTTCCTTTCTGTTTTTGGGTATAAAAATACCGCTCCAAAAGGGGCGGTAAAATTATTGAGTTTGTTCGTTTTTGCGCCGAACTTCACAAAAAATGGCTGTTTTTGCAAAGTTTGTGTTCAAATTCGGGTGCTATTTTGTTCTTCATTAGTTTTATAACCATACTCTGAATTGTTACATCTGTCGTAGCTCGGATTTTTAAACGAACTGATTATTTCGAGCGGAATACCTTCGGGATAAGCTTTGCAACTCATGCCCCATTCACCCTTATTGCCTGTTCTGTTTTTGCAAACATTGCATTTAACTGTATTTGACGAAATCACTATCTTATCCCTCCTTGATGTAAATGTTCAGTTACAAGTTCAACAATTTTATCGGAATATCCTATTCTGCTTAAAGCCATACTGTCCGCATAAAATTCATATATGTTCTTATCGTTTTCACAAACGCCCGCTTTTATAGCTTTTTTGAATATATTATACCCATTTTCACTTTCTATAAGTTGTTTTGGTATTCTAATATGTGCTGCTTCGTGCTCAGCAAGGAATTGAATTGATTTTGCCTGCTTAGGCATGATTTTGTTGCTTGACCAATCTTTTAAAGTATCTTCAATTGCGTTTTTGCTGTTGAAGTATTTTGAAGATATGTACAAACTGTTTTCGTAAGGCTTATAGCTCGAAATGCAACAGGGATCACCTTCGATTACTTCCACTGCTTTTATATTTGGAAGCACGAGCCCTGTTTCTTGCCTTATTTTATTCATTCGTTTTACAAAAGGTTCAAGAGCATCAGCATTTTTAAGCCCGTCAAGCTGTATATTTTTTTCTTCAAGGCCAAAATCGTTTATTAAAACTTGCTTAACTCGCTCTACAGCCTCAAAATCTTCCTTGACTTCATATTTAGAAAAATCAGGCGGCTTTTGAACGGGGCTTTTTGTTTTGCCCATTCTCATTATACCACCGTTTTCCTGATTGTCAACCGGTAAACCTGCAATCTGCTTGTGTTTTCCGCTCTTTTCAGCATAATTCTCGTTAAGCATACGAATATTGTCACGTTGCATTTGTGCCTTTTGCTCGGGCGGCAGGGATTTTAAATCTTTGTCTATAACCGCTTCAAGTATGCAGTGACAGTTGATTGCTTCTGCCGCAGGCAATGCGGTGTCATGCGGTAGCATTGGGTGATATGTAGCACCGTCACGTCCTGTCAGCGTGAACGGCTGGTCTTTAGGCACTGTCTGACCGCTGATGTTGACGTGATTCTCTCTTGAAGCTGCACCCTTTGCTCCTGTATGCCTCCACCGCTTTGCGTTTACAACGGGCGACTGTTGGAGTGCTTCGTATTTGGCATAGGCGTGTGTACGCATCATTTCTGTTTG